TGAAAATCATCTCTCCAGTTAGAGAACTCATAAGACTCTGATTTATTACCCCAATTAGCAGCACCCTTCTTACGGCACTGAACTAAACGTCCAGAAGCATAAGCAGATGGCCAAACTTTAGCACTTGCTTTTACTTTTTTATAGCAAGCATCTTTTTTAGTTTCTTCTTGAGTCACGATTTTTGCCTTTCCTGTTCTATCTGGATTTGGGTCTTCTCTACGTTTTTTAGCAGCTCTTTTATTCCTTTCATCTTTACTCATTGCTGCACGATCATCGGGATCACGGCAGTAAGGTTTTGTGGTTTGACCTGGTTGTTTAGCACATGGTTTCCCATCATACTTACCACCAGTTTGTTTCCATCCACCACCCTTAAACCAGTCTCGGAGTGAATAACCTTTGTCTTTGGAAGACTTACCGTCTTTCATAATTTTTAAATATTATCCTTATTATTTAGAAAACCTTGCTTCAGCATTTTTTGAAGTTCTGAAGTGGAACCAACAAATACCGCGTTATTGGTAACATTATTGGTAGTCTTTTTAGAATCTTCTTCTACTTCTTTAAGTTTCTTTTGGAGGTCAATCAACTTATCGGTCGTGTCTGCAACACTCTTAATCAACTGTCCTGCGACCTCGTATGCCCTTGGACTGCCTCCTTCACCTGCTACCTCCATAATACCATTAATTGCCTCCTGACCCTTCTCTATAAGGGAATAGAGGTTTGCACGACTATACTCGTAGTCCTTATCAATATGCCCGTCTCTTATATTATCAGTGGGCACTATTTTTTTGACTTTATCTTCTACTTCGACAATATCACTCGTTGTGTTGAGTGCATTATTTATCGATTCATAATTATCGGACATAGTTATTAAATATCAGTTTGTTGTGTTGGACTATACTCTTTAGAGTCTGAGAATGTTTCCCACAACTCTGTAAATCCAAAATCGTCTCCAGGTTCTGCATCAATAGGATCTGGGACAACTGTATATCTCATCTCACGTTTTGCAGTTTGTGTATTTGTATCACTATACAAATCAACCTGAACCTTGCGAATAAGACCATCGGTAGAGTCTGCGATAGGTCCAAATAAGTATGTTTTAGCAGTAAACCTTAAGGTGTATATCAATGCTCTTCTAGTTGCAAAATCACCCTCATAATCATCTTGCATATCAATACTATCCATCACAATAGGAATATCTTTTTTCTCACCGATAGAATCAATTAAATCAATAGTAAGATTGAATGATGGTTGAAAAAATGGAAGTATTTGCTCTACAATTTGCAAAGCATCATCATTTAACTTTGAATATATATTCAATTCAAATGTAACGTTATAAGGAACGGGCATATAAACTTTTTTTATATTACCATTATCATCACATGCTCTAAAAGTTTGAGTTACGCTGGTTTTTCTGGTAGGATCATATTGAAGACCAACCATCTCAAAAGACATTCTTGGAAGAGTAATTGCAATTGGTTTTGAAAGATCTTCTTGCTGTTGAATTTTTGCTAAAAACTTTTGAGCTGGACCATAACTTAGACCAACTTTTGTTTCGTCTGCAACACTTCCATCTTTATTTAAATGTCTAATGTAAATATTATTGAAAAGAGTTCCAAATCCAACAATAGTCTTACGTATAATTTCGTGATAAAAATAAGTTCCTAACATTAAAATTCTCCAAAAGGATTAATTTCAGTAAAATCTATTATCGAGTCTGCTTCAGTTTCAATTTCTTCATTCGCATCATATTCTTCCCCATAGTTATCATTATCATATGATTTAAGTATATATGCTGCAGATGATGCTGATCCAACAATAACTTCTCCTGGAGAAAATTGTCCACTATTAATAGAAACTCTAAGATCTCCTGGAGGATTGGATTGATTAAGATCTGTTCTAGAATTGTAATATTTGACTTGTGCTATTGTTCCAGAAAGAGATCCTATTACCGTTTCATTATATAGATATGTTCCTCCAATGCTGACTGTAGATCCAGAAGAAATTTGAACTGTTGGTGCTTCAGTATAACCGTATCCAGAATTCACAATTTGAATTCCAGAAATTTCTCCAGTAATTGGATTGAATGATGCCTTTGCAACTGTAGACGTTGAAGCAACTCCAACAACAGTAACAACTGGTTCTGTAAAATAATTTGAACCAGGATTTGTAACCTTAAATTCATTCACAGCACCATTTGCAATCACTGCAGTTGCAGCAGATCCAACTCCATTACCACCCGTGATAGTAACCAATGGTGGATTTTCTATACTATAACCACTACCACCATATATAATTCTTATTGAGTCTATAGATCTAACACCGGCAATTGATGTTGTGATTGCAACAGCAGTAGCCTTATGATCAGGATTTCCTGATGGAGGATCATCGATAGTTACTGTTGGAATTGCTGAATAAAATGCTCCATCATTTGATAAGATTATTTGACTAACTACACCATCACTAATAGATGCTGTTGCAGTTGCTGTTGTAACAGATCCACCAAGAATTAAGGATGTAATATATCCTTCTTCCCCCAAATTTCTATCAATTTCTTCTATTGAAGTATCGATGTCTTCATTTTCATATTCATAAAGTTCACATTGCAATTCATAAACATAATTTTTTCCTAGTTGATAAAATGGTTTTTCATGCTCAACTCTTTTTACTTCAAATAATCTTTCTCCAAGAGGAAAATATATTAAATCCCCTTCCTTTGGTCTTGTTATAACTTCCAATTCATATTCATCTATCTTATTTCTATCAATACCTTCCTGTATTCCTGATAAAAATGGAGTGATATACTCCTCAAACCTTTCTTTTGAGATAATTAAATTAATTTCATTTTTTAATCTCAGTCCAAATTTTGTCATCATATCACTACCAGGAGAGTATCCTTCATAGTTATCCAAATATGCTTCTATAACAAAACTAGCATCAAATTTTGATGTTTGAACTTCATTAAGTATATTATCAGTTCTTATAAATTTTCTAGGAAGATATTGCACATCAATTCCATAGATTTTTAACTGTTCGTTAATTAAATCTTGAACCAAGTATTGTTCATTTGAGGAACCTTGTAGAAAAAAAGGATTTAATGCCATAATTATCCAATTAAATCTAATGGTGGTAATTCATAATCCATTGACATTCTTTGTTTAATATCTTCAAGCTCCCTCTGAGCATCCTCATATATCTGCCTTCCATTCAATTCGATTCCTCCTGGAAGTTTAACTCCATTAAACTTAATTAAATTTTGACCCCATTGTCTTTTGATCAAAGATGTTAAATATTTTTTTAAGAAACTATCATTATATACTTTAGTAAATTCTGTTGGGTCAAGTGCTCTATGACAATCAATAACAAAAAATGTATCCTTAGTTTGAGCATTCCAATCAATATCAAGATAAAGTCTATTTTGTCTTTTATTAAATCTTACTTGCTTATCAGTTGTTAATAAGAAATCAATATCTTCCAAATAAGTTTTTGTCATAGAATAATTCAATAAATCGACAGAATTGAAATAATATAAATCATTTAAAAATAATTGATATTTAATACTAAACATTCCACCAGAAATAGTACTACTATCAAATTTAAATATTTTTTCTATACCTATAACAGAATCTGGAACTTGAATGTAATTTGATGTTTCGTAAAAATTAAAAGTTGTTGCTGTTCCTACAATTGTTGAGGTTCCTGTTGTAGTTACTATTCCTACTCCAGTTGTTCCATCAGCACCACCTCTATTAATATCATCTTGAGACATTTTATATTTCAAATACATTCTTTCGACACCATCATAATGCCTTTCGTTAAAATATTGTAAGGCATCATCGACTATATCATCAATCTGCTCATCAGCTACATTAATTTCTAAAACTGGAGCTCCTAGTTGTCTTAAACAATACTCAATTAATTCCTGTCTTGTGCTTGGTTTTGCCATTAGTATTCTCCTCCGTCAATAGTGGTTGTCCACACTGGTGTTCCTACTCCCGCAACTTCATATGTTGTTAATATATAATTGCTTGTAGTAATAATTCCAGTTGTACTTGCAACACTCAACTGTCCATTTGGATTAAAATATGCAAGTCCATTTGGTTCATACGAATCTGAATCATAATATAATCCTTCGGTTACACTTACAAATCCAACAACAGATAAATCACCACCAAATAAAGATGTTCCAGATGTATATAAATTTGTAGAGGTTACAAATCCTGCAAAATATCCGTTCCTCCATCTTTGATCAGTAATACCAATATCATAGGTATTATCTGTATTTGGAACTAAGTTTGATACAAATTCTCCACCAACATCAATATCATCACTGGTGCTATCACCAATACCAATTGTTCCACCTCTGAATGTAACGACACCTACAAATTCAGATGATCCGTTAACATATAATCCACCACCAACAGTTACATTTTTATTAATTCCAACACCACCATCAACTTGTAGTGCACCAGTATCTGGATTTCCTAAAATATTATCAGTATCATCGGTAACAGTAAGAATTCCACTGGAACTTACATTCCCACTTAAATTTACATCTCCAGATAAATTTAGAATTCCATCAATAGTAACGTCAAAACCAAAATAAGATGCTGATGTTACTGATAATCCACTACCAACTGTCAGATTTTGTGCAATTCCAACACCACCGTCAATTTGGACTGATCCAGTATTAACGTCACCTAAAGTGTTATTGGTTATATTTGTATAATACGCAATACCACCAATAGTTGAAGACGCAGAGTCGATGACACTCGTCATTATAAAAAATTGTGATGGTTGATCCCATACGAGAATCAACCCATCATCACTTTTATTTACTGAATATACATCACTTAGATTAATTAATTTGGTTGGTGGTGAAGAGGCATTTGATAAAACACGAACTATGTTCTGTGTTCCTAGTCTATCTGGTATGCTTGGCATTATCTAGTTACTCCTGGTCTTACTAATGCTACCCCTTCAACTAATTTTATAACAGATCCACCACCACCTCCAGTTGTTGCCTTTACATCATAAACATATCTACCATTTTTTAAAGTGGAAGTTATGGTAGAACCTAATGCTATAGTCACTGTACCGTTAAGCGGTTCTGTGACAATTGTAGCAAAAGAAACCGATGTAGATGATGTATAGGTTTTTCTGAGTTGAGATTCTATCACATATCCGGACAAATCTAAAAAATCATTTGTCAAAGTATCTTCTAATACAAAAGTAGTATCAAAATCAAATCCCTGCTCAATTACTATATTTGATACATATATTGCCATTATTCAGATGGGCATTTTTCTTTAAGTATTTATATTATTAGATAAAAAGCACTATTTATCCAACAAATCTTTGAGTAAAGATTTGATTTCTTGAATATCTTTCTTTAAATTGTCCAATTCTTCTTTTTGTTTTTTCTGTTTTTCAATCTTTTTAATTCTTTGATTATATCCGATGGTATCACAATTAATAATGGCACCAGTATCCTCATCTCGATAAAGATGAGGATGATCTTTGACTTTAATTAAATTCTTCATGCTAATGCTATTGTTCTGAGATCACTAATAATTGGTGGATTTGCTTGATCTGTTCCAGACATTACAATTTTAATACTATATCCAGTAAATTCGCCCAAATCATTAGCATTAAATTCATATTCTAGGAATTGTCCATCAAGACTTGCTGGAACTTTTGTATCAGGATGTCCAGTATTCAAAGACTCATCTACAACTCTAAAACTACCATCAGAAGTTGCCTCAATATTTTCATAACCTGGGAACAATTCAAATGATTGTTCAATTTCTGCAGAATCTTGTCTTACCAAACTATAAAGAACTCTAATATCTGCAGAAGGATGCCTATATGCACTCAAAAGAACTTTTAATGAAGATGCAGGTTGAGAAAGATTGACTTGGTTGGAAACATAAGTTGCAGCATGTGGATCATTTAATATTGAATTAGATCTAGAGTCTGCAACAAAATCTGTAACCGGTCTATTCAAATAATTTGATGCAAACTGCACTGTAGATTCATCAAGATTTATAATCGGAGATAAATTTTCATCTGTTGTATTTAATGTAATCGCAGTGGTAAATGATCTTCTACCAGAAACATTTTCAAATGTAGGTTGTTGCAATTCATTAATTCTTGAGCATACTATTCTGGTAGATTTTAAATTATTGAAAGAATTTAACTCTACAGGTTCTACTTCATTTAGTAGATTAAATGAAGTTTCAGTTCCATCAATGCTGGTTCCTGAAGTAGTTCTAATCACAGCACTTACAGAAGTGGTGTCTCCTGGTGCAACAATATTAAATCTTGGCAATACTGCGTTAAATTGTATATTTTCCGATGCATATACACTATCTCCTCCACCATTAAGGAAACCTGTAAATGACAATTGTGGAGATGACGCAAGAGATGCATCGTTAGATCTATCTGTTCCATTAGAAGATCTATCTATTTCAATATAATATCCACTGGAATCAATACCAGTATCATAAATGTCATGAACTACACCATTAATTCTTCTAAGAGATACACCATTAAATTCATATTTTTCAACTTTTGAATTAATTTCATGTGACTGTGCTTTCCCTTCAATAGATCTGGAAAGAGTTCTAAGTTCATTTCCAGTTGCTGATTCATAAGATATGATTTCATCACCAATTTTTGCATATCCTGGATTTGTTGCACTAACTGCAACTCCCTCAAAAGTTTCAAAGTCTGAAGAATCCCCAACAAATATTGTTGCAGTTTCTGAAACTGTCAATGGGGCAGTAAGAGTCGTTGGTGCGATATTTGAATTTACACCTGTCAACTCAAGTTTATTATTATTTGCATACATTCCATGATCAAAATGACTTACTTCAAGTATGTTACCGGAATTAAGACCAGAACCCTCAGTTACACTTAAAATATTAGTAGATCCAAGAGATACAGTTGTAGAATCTGTATCATAATAAACCAAATTGTCATTTATATTAAATCCATTTACTCCCGATTCCCCTTGAACATTTGTTAAGTATAATGTATCTCTTCCATTAATTGCAGTAATAGTTATTAATGCATTTCTTCCAGTTGTGCCACTATTAACAGTTACAACATCACCGATTTGATATCCAGTTCCATTTGCAGTCTTTGTAAGACCTGTTATAGATCCGTTCGTAGTAGTAATATCAAACCTAAGTCCTTGCCCATTACCAACTATATTAGATGTTGCTAAATTGGATTGATTTGTATAATTTGTTCCCCCAGCAGTAATATCTTCAGATGATACTGGACCTCCAGAATAGGAAATATAACCATAAGTATAAGATTGGGCACCAGAAATTTTTCTTCCAGTATCTAGAATATCAATTAAACCAGAATCTGTAAATGTAGTAACTCTCAATGTTGTTGTTTTTGGAAGGCTAGTAACTGGATTGGAAAGTAATCTATTAACATAACCATTACCACGATCGAGTGGTGGATTTCCAAAATGTGCAATACCTGTAGTTGAGGTGAATTTTGCTTTATAAAGTTTGAATTTCAAATCAAGTTCTTGTGTTGGAGTCCAAATAGATCCATTTTGAGATTTAAATAAACTTCCTAAAGCAAATTGTTTTGTATAGATAACTGCTTCAGCATCTGGTAAAGACTGTGTATTTACAGTTCTCTCTCCCATTTTTGCAATCCAAACTTCATATTGATCTGTTGTAGGTGCAAGTAATACTATTGCATATTCATTTCCTGGTGCAAGATATATTGGTTGTGGGAATGTAACTTTAGTGGCAGTTTCTCCATTTGTTGATGTTGTAATTTGATCTGGGTAGATTGTTTTTGATTCTCCCACCAAATTAAGAGTTGGAATTCCAAGTTCCACAGTTCTAACTTGAACCTCAAGAGGTTCATTACTAGATGGTTTATTAGCAAAGAATAAATCTACTTCCGTTAAAACAACACCTTTGTCATCACTACTAAATCCATTTAAGTCTGGAGCATCAATATCTCTACCAACAACAAATGATTGTGCTAAAGGATCAAATCTTCTAGCCCTAATTACATCACGTCTAGTAGTTGTTACAGTTGTTGTTCTTCTTGTTAATCTTCTTATTGTTGTTTCAATTGACGTGGTAACTGTTGCTTTGATTTGTCTTGTTAATAAAGTTCCAATGGCACTAAATGAACCTTGTCCTGTAGAAATTAATTTGCTTCCAGGCAATGGTTTTTCATTTGAAGAACTGCTAGACAGAGTAAATGTCTTTTTGCCAGTAAGTATTCTTGGGTTTGGTGCAGGATTAGTGTAAGGATCCCTTATAAAATATGACCCAAATAAATCTCCATAATTATCGGAAATTAATCTTAAATCTTTTACAAAGGCAATAGCACCACTAGTTTGTCCGACTATTTTAGCACCTTTTTCTACACGACCAAAGAAGTTTCCTTGTGCTTCTGCAGAAAGAGAATTTAAGTCGATATTCAAAACTTTAGAAGATTGACTATATCCGGAAGAAATATTTTCCAATCTTACATAAGGATTTATATCATATGTCCTTGATGGTGAATTAAATTTACCTTCCTTGTGATTTGAAGATGCCAATCTAAATGTACCAATAATAGATCCATTTTTATAAATTTTTATTGTTTCACCTTTTTGAAATGTTCCATTTGTGGATCCATAGTTTTCCAAAGTGTCACTATTTGCTATCTCTAAAAGTTTGGGTATAACATCAACATTACTATGATTATCTAAAAATTGATAGTGTTTCGTTAAAGGTTTAAGAGTTCTAGCAAAGAAAGAGACATTTCTAGATCTAATGTATTGCTCATCTCCACTAGAAATAATAACATCCCTAGATCTTACATCAACTCTGGTTCTAGAACTTCTAGATGTTGACACTGAAGAACTAACACTAATACTAGTATTAACATCCGTTCGTAATAACGTTCGTTCTACCAAAAGTCCCGCCCCTACTTCTTCAGTTACTGTTTCTTGACGAGGAATAGTTACTGTATTATTAATGGTGTTATTAATAACATTAGTAGAACTTCTTGATCTATTAGTAACAGATGGTGGGATATAGATGGTTCTAATCCAAAAATCACTCTCGGGACCAAGTTTTATGTTTCCAACATATTCTACGACATTGAATGGATTAACATTTTCTACTTGGGTGGCAAGTGGTTGTTCCAACCAATCAATGGAATCATATTTTAATGTTACGGCATTACCAGTTTTTTTAACATTAGGATCTAATAATTCAAAATTAGAGGTTAAATCTAATTCGTCACTAGGAATTTCTGATGATGGTATCAGTCTTTGTTGAAGTGTATTTACAAAAGTTCTAGGTCTCAATGTTCTTTCACTAATGTCTCCGAAAGTTAAATCTCTATCACAGGCAGAAAAATCTCTAAAATCATCTACAAAAAATCCAGACTTAAATCTATTATTACCTTCCGCATCTTCGACACGCAAAGATTCGGTGCTAACTTCAAGTAAACTTAAAGAAGTAGTTCTTTCTAAATTTTCTATTCTATCTTCAAGTTTACCAATATCTCTCATAGTGTATCTTCTATTATCAACCAACTTAATTCCAACATTATCTGGATTATAGAGATATGGTGGAAGAATAATGGTTGCTAATTCCATTAAACTTTGATCATTACTTGGAGATGCTTTTGGATCTTTTGCAGAAACACCTTTACTAACAATAAGATTCTCAAATTTATCAAGATATAATTTATCAATTCTTGGTAAATAAAAATCAAATCCAACCAAAGAACTTTCTCCTGGTTTTAGATTATAATTTGTTGTGAATAATCTTGACGCAAAATCAAATGGGGATTGAGTCGTAGAAGAATTATTAACAACTCTTGGTCTAAAATCTAAAGTATCTGATGCTCTAACACCTCTTTTTCCGATAGAGGGGATATCACTTAAAAATCTATCAGAATCATAACTTAAAATAGTAAATACATCTCCAGTATCTGTTGCTGGAACAACATAATGATCATATACTACTAATAATCTTTTAGATGGTTCTAAATCTGTTGTTCTAACCAATCTAGAGTAATCATAATATTCATCTTTTTGTCCACCATCAAGAACAAAATTGTTGGTTAAATTATTATATTTCCCTAAAGTAATTGATTGTACTGTGGATATGACGTTTGATTCTTTAAATCTTACAGTTTCTCCTATTTGGAAAGTATTTTCATTCAAATACACAATTCCTAGTTTATTTACACCTCCAGAAGATGGAGAAGAATTATTGTTAGTTACAACTCTAGCTACAGCACCACTATCAGATCCAACAATATTTTCACCAATAATAGCATTATTTAAGACATTAGATGTTGATGAAAATTCAATTGAATCTAATGTAGGATCTAATGTATTTGTAGATTCATATACTACAAGAACTTTAGAAACATCAGGAACATCTAACGAAATGTTGTCATCTTGAACTCTAAGACCATAGTATTTGTTATATACTAATCCATCATTAATTGAATTACTAGTTCCTGATCCAACAGGACCAGATTCCACCAATTTAGAAAGATTAATAACTTTTAATGCACTTCTTGTAAAATTTTTAACTTTACTTTGAATACCAACTTTTTTGAGAGTTGTATTTACAACTATATTACTTTGTCCAGTATTCAATCCTTTAATTTCTACACCAGTTCCTTCCCCAATAAGAGTAAATGCATCTGAGGTTACAGTTCCAACTCCACCACCATCATAATGTATTGAATATCTTTCTTGATCAAAAGTTTCATAGAATGAACTTGCAATACCACTTGGAACACTAAATGTCATATCTCCATTTCCATTCGTAGATTCTGGAGAAATTTGTTGTGTGATTAATAAATTAGATCCAGAAAGATTAATGGAAGATATATTAGATTCTGGTAGTTCTGCATAAAGATAAGAACGTTCCGTATTTCTTAAT